TCCGAATAAATTAGATTCTGATATAGTTATTATAACAGCGAATATAATTGTTCATCGCATCATATTTGGACATATTTTTAATGCTATTCCACGCATCCCATTTTGCACACTCCTTAAAATATAAAAACGTGGGTCGCGGAGTATTGCAATCGCCAAACATCGACTGTTTATAAAATTTGTAAAACTCCAATTTAACAGAATCAGTTAGAGAATAAGACTCCAAATCGATATCTCTTACAATATCCAATACCTTTTTAAATTCTGTTTCTTTTTCTTGCTCCATAATATTATATTATTACGATAAATTCTTATATTATTTTTATTTAAGAATATATTACATATATTATTATGAAGATGATAATCGACGAATATATCGAGTATATGCAAAAATACAGAGACCAATATGGTGATAAATGTATTGTGTTTTTACAAGTAGGGTCTTTTTACGAAATGTATACTATCGCCGAATATAACAATAACGATTATGATATTTATAAAATAGCAGATATATGCGGGATACAAACTACGAAAAAAAACAAGTCTATTAAGGAAATCTCGCGAAATAATCCAGTGATGGCTGGGTTTCCTATGCATTCCGTGAGTAAATTTACTCAAATATTATTGAACAACAATTATACAATTGTTATTATTCAACAAGGCGAAGATAATAAAAACGTAACTCGCTCTGTAGCCGAAATATTATCACCGGGTTCTAATATTAATATCACGGACAAAAAGAGCAATTATATGATGGTCGTCATTTACGAATTAATTAATAATTATGTTATCGCCGGTATATCAGGAATTGATCTGTCGACTGGGAAAACATTTGTATACGAAATTGGCTCTACGAAAGATGACCCTGAATTAGCAAACGACGAAGTATTCAGAATGATTAGTGCTTATAACCCCATCGAACTAATAATATTAGGTGATAAAATTGACGAAAAATCTAAGAAAAAAATATTGAAAAATTTAAATATTAATAACATATTGGTGCATTACAAATGGGATGATTGCAAATACATATCTTTTTATAAAAATATACTAAATCAGCGCTATATATTGGAAAAGGCCTTCTTTATAAAGACGGGGCTTGTCTCTATAATTGAGATGTTAAATATGGAGAGGCTGACTATAGCGAGAGAAGGATTCTGTTGTTTATTGCAATTTGCATATGAACATAATGCAGATATAATCAAAGAGTTGCAGATACCTGAAATATTAGAAAATAACAATAATATGTCTATCGAGTTTAACTCTGCGGTGCAGTTAAATATCCTCGGCGTATATCAAAATGATAAGCCGCTAATTGATATTTTGAATAGATGCGTTACTGCATTTGGATCAAGATATTTTAAGGAGAAATTGCTTGCGCCAATGATTAACATTAAAAAAATCAACGAATCCTATGATGATATTGATAAACTCTTGAAAGACAATAGTTTTTCTAAAATAAGAAAGCATCTGTCGAAAATATCGGATATAGAGAGATTTAAGCGCAAATTACTTTTAAATAAAATTGCACCATTAGATTGGATTAATTTTCGCGAATCTATAGAATCGTGTTTAGAGATATATGAGGATATTGGAGCATTCCAAGATTCCGGAGATATACTATCTATAATTAGAATAATAATGAGCTCTTATGAAGATATTTTAGATATGGAAAATGCATCAAAATACAACTTGGCTGATAAAAATAATATGGGAAATATATTTAAAGAAGGAATATACGAAGATATAGATAATATTGCTCGGGATAGCAATGCTATTTTTAAAGAGATCTCGAAATACTGCGAAGAAATAAATAAAATAGGGGCAAATGATAGTACCTCTTGTAAGATAGAGTATTCTGATAAAGATCGCGAGTATTTTATTATAATAACTAAGAAAAGATATGAGTTTGCCCTAAAAACTAATACTTCGTATATGTCCGATTTTAAAGCGAAGCCTATATCATCGTCATCGTCTAACTATAAGATTACTAATAAATTTATTGAGAAGCACTCTAAAAATATTAGTGAATATGCCGATAGAATCTCAGAATTAGTATTAAAATATTATAATGAATTCATTGTGCGGTTTATCGAGGTTAATAGCGAAAATATTGATATTCTAATCAAGTATATTGCGCGCGTTGATATATCTGCGAATAATGCAAAAAATGCATTTGATTATTGTTACAAGAGACCTATAATAGATACTTCAGATAAAGATCGCGACTCTTCTTTTGCTAATATGAAAAATATGAGACATCCTCTAATTGAGAGAATACAGGATGATTTGGAATATGTGGGGAATGATATTAATATAAATAAGGACGGTCTATTACTATATGGTATCAATGCGTCGGGCAAATCGTCTTTTATGAAGGCTGTGGGATTAAATATTATAATGGCTCAATCAGGTATGTATGTGGCCGCAGAAGAAATGGTATATTATCCTTACAAAAGAATATTTACGAGAATTTCGGGAATGGATAATATTTACAAAGGGATGTCGAGTTTTACTGTAGAGATGACTGAATTGCGTAATATTTTACAAAGATGTAATAAATATAGCTTGGTTATCGGAGATGAAATATGCTGTGGAACCGAATCTATATCGGGAATTGCTATTGTATCGGCGGGAATAGATACTCTAATAAATAAGGGGGCCTCTTTCATATTTGCTACACATTTGCATGAATTGACTACTATGTCTTGTATAAAAGAGCATATTAAAAACGATAAATTATTTGTAAAACACATCAGAATAGATATAGGCAAAAATAATGAGATTATATATGATAGGAAAATTCAAGAAGGTCAAGGATCTAATATATATGGCTTAGAGGTTTGCAAATCTCTTGATATGCCCATTGATTTCCTTAAAAAAGCCGAGGTATATAGAAAGGAGGTTACAAATTTAGAGAATGATCTAATTAAAAATAAGAAATCGAGATATAATAAGAAGAAATTAGTAAATATCTGCGAAGTATGCAATAATTCGGTGGCTACAGAAACACATCATATAAAATATCAAGAGACTGCTAATACAGACGGTTTCATAGGCACATCTCATAAAAACGTAAAACACAACCTCGTTGCTATTTGTAAAAATTGCCATTCTAAAGAACATAGTGGAGAAATTAAAATCATAGGGTATAAGCAGACGACAAAAGGTATTATCCTCGACTGTAATTTGTAAACTTATTTATATTTAATATTTATATTTATATTTATATTTATATTTGTAAAAATATATATAGAGATTAAACGACATAGTAATATAATTATGAAAGTTGTTAAAAGAAATGGTGAATACGAGGATGTTAGTTTTGATAAGGTTCTTATGCGTCTTAAAAATCTATCTAATGACCTAAATATCAATGTATCAGAGCTTGCGCAAAAAGTTTGTTCAAGGATTTACGACGGAGTTAAAACGAGTGAGTTGGATGAAATGGCTGCTTACCTGTGTAGCAGTATGTCTCTCGATAATCCCGAATATAATCTCTTGGCTTCGAGAATTATTATTTCAAATCATCATAAAAATACATCGCCTTCTTTCTCTGAAACAGTACAGATACTTTACGACAACAAGGATATTCATAATATGAATTCGCCTCTTGTTTCTGACGAACTCTATGATATTGTTTCTAAAAATAAGGAAAAACTTAATACTTATATAGATTATCAGAGAGATTTCTCATTTGATTATTTTGGATTTAAGACGTTGGAACGCGCATATTTAATTAGAGTTAACAAGAAGGTAACTGAGAGACCTCAGCATATGTGGATGCGCGTTGCTATTGGAATTCACGGTAATGATATTAGAGAGGTTCTCCAAACATATGATTTGTTGAGTAAAAAATATTTTACACATGCTACGCCTACGCTATTTAATTCTGGTACAAGACGCCCACAACTTAGCAGTTGTTTCTTATGTTCGGTGAATGACGATAGTGTATCGGGTATCTATGATTCATTGAAAGAAATGGCGTTGATTTCCAAATATGCTGGAGGAATAGGTATACATATTCATCAGGTAAGAGGTAAAGGGAGTTATATCAGAGGTACTAATGGGATATCAAATGGAATTATACCTATGTTAAGGGTATTCAATAATACTGCAAGATATATAGATCAAGCAGGGAAACGTCTTGGAAGTATTGCTGTATATCTCGAAACTTGGCATTGTGATATCGAGGCCTTTCTTGAATTAAAGAAAAACCATGGTAGTGAAGAAGAAAGATGTCGTGATTTATTTATGGCTCTATGGGTTTCTGATTTATTTATGGAAAGAGTTAAAAATAATAAACATTGGTCGTTGATGTGCCCTGATAAATGCCCCGGCTTGAGCGAAGTATACGGAGATGAATTTAATAAACTATATGAGAGCTATGAAAATGAAGGGAGATATAATAAACAAATTAATGCTCAAGACCTATGGTTTAAAATATTGGAATCTCAAATAGAGCAAGGAGTTCCCTATATTTTATATAAAGATGCTGCGAATAGAAAGAGTAATCAGAAAAACTTGGGAACTATTAAGTCGAGTAATTTGTGCGCAGAAGTTTTAATTTATTCTTCACCCGAAGAAACTGGTGTATGCAATTTAGCATCTATTTGCCTTCCCACGTATATCGAGAATGGTATATTTAATTATGAAAAGCTTCATGAGGTTGTTAAAGTAATTACTAAGAATCTTAATAAAGTAATTGATAAAAACTTTTATCCGATTGAGAAGGGTAGGGTTTCAAATTTAAAGAATAGGCCTATTGGAATTGGCGTTCAAGGTCTCGCGGATGTCTTTATGATTCTCAAGCATCCGTTCGAATCAGCTGAAGCATCAAATATTAACAAAGATATTTTTGAAACAATATATCATGCCGCAGTTGAAGCATCTATGGAATTGTCTAAAAAACGTTATAATGTTATTAATAAAATCTTAGCGAAAGAGAGTGACGAAGATATTAATAATTATGTGAATGAATTTGAAATGAAAAATATTTCGGGAAAATATTGCGGAGCTTATAGTACTTTCGAAGGCAGTCCCATATCAGAAGGATTGTTTCAATTTGATTTGTGGGAAGAAAAACCGAGTGATAGATATGATTGGGAGAAATTGAGAAATGATATTAAAGAGTATGGAATTAGAAATAGTCTATTGCTATCTCCTATGCCTACCGCATCTACGTCGCAAATTATGGGATTCAACGAAAGTTTCGAACCAATTACTAATAATATTTTCCAAAGAAAAACACTGAGTGGAGAATTCATTGTTATAAACAAGTATCTTATTAACGATTTGATAAACATGGGATTATGGAATAAAGAAATGCGCGATACTATTATTTTGCACGAAGGAAGTATTCAAAATATCCCGAATATCGACGCAACTATGAAAGAGCTATATAAAACATCTTGGGAAATTAAGCAACGTGTTATTATTGATATGTCTGCTGATAGAGGAAAATATATTTGCCAAACACAGAGCTTAAATATATTTATTGAAGAACCAGACTTTCAGAAATTATCTTCGATGCACTTTTACGGACATTCCAAGGGACTTAAAACAGGATCGTATTATTTGAGAACAAAACCAAAGGCAAAAACTCAGCAATTTACTATAGATCCTGAATTTGCTAAAAAAAAATTGAGATGTGCCGAATATAACGGAGATAGCTGCGTATTATGTTCTGCCTAACAATTTTTTAGTTTTTGGGTATTTATATCGTGATGGACCGTGATGGACCATGATGGACCACGATGGGCCACGATAGTCCTATTACGAATCAACATTATTCTTTGATTTTTTCAAATAATTCAAATAATCTAACCAGTATACCTCCTCGCAATAAACTACTTTTGATGGTCTGGGAATATCTTTGAAATCGTAGTTTCCTTGCATAACATCTACACACGCATGCCATAGCATTGAATATAGTTCGTCTTTCTCAGTATAAATGAGACCTCCATGCTTACACAAAGGATTTCTAACACATCCTTCTTCGTTGACTCTATTGCTTTTAATCTCATCCAACCAATTTGAATAATAAGAAGGGTTCTCGAAAACCATCTTATAAATTTCTTTTTTACGACTATCACTTTTAGTATCCATTGTTGTCTGTTGTATACTTAAAATACAGAGTCGTCATATCATTTTTTTATACAATAACAAAAATAATGAAACAAATTGTATTCTCACATACTTATATACACTTGAAGATTTGAGAAAAAGAATTATAATCATTTACATATTAGCAGGTTTCTTGGGTTTAACAGACGGTTTCTTGGGTTTAACAGTAGGTTTCTTGGGTTTAACAGTAGGTTTCTTGGGTTTAACAGAAGGTTTCTTG